GATAAGGTTGAAGCCACCCCTGCTCAGGCGGATGCCAAAATCGCAGTTTCCTATAAGGGAGAGAATGTAAATAATGGCGGAACCGTGACATGGGAGGCAGATGGGAACGCCCATCCTTTAACCGTGACAGTGAAGAATGGCAATGCGGTAAGAGTTTATACCATCAACGTGACAAAGGCATCCGCTTAAGGAGGTGTAGGATTTGGCCTATGAAACAGTTCTGGAGATTTTGAAAATAAATCTCCAGATTTCCACCGATAAATTAGACAGCTATTTATCTGGCCTGATTTCAGCGGCCAGAGAGTACATAAAGACGGAGGGAATTACCCTGCAGGATACGCCGGGGGATCATAACCTTGTTGTTATGTATGCGGCGTATTTATACCGCAAACGCAGAGAGGACGGGCCTATGCCCCGTTCCCTGCGTTGGGCGTTAAATAACAGGCTGTTCAGCCAGAAAGCGGGCGGATAATGGATGGAGTTGCAAAGCTGATAAATGAAAGCTATGTTCCGGATGAGATTGGCCAAATGATTCCATCGGAAACAGAAACAGAAATTTATGTGGAGATTCTTTCCGTGACCCGCAGCGAATGGGCGGCGGCAAGCCGGGACGGTTTGAACCCGGCCCTTATGCTTAGAACCCAGCGGATCAATTATTCCGGAGAACGCATTGTGAAGCTTGATGGGGTCAGGTATGGGGTCTATCGGACGTATGCTCCGCCTGATTCCGATCTGATTGAGATTTATCTGGAAGAAAAGGCAGGTGTAACGGGATGAGTAAAAGTATCCGGCCAGAGGAACTGGCCGTTGTGATTACGGCGGAACTGTCCAAGTATTCGCAGGAAGTCACGGATCAATTGAAGCAGGATATACGGGATGTATCCAAAGAATGTGTAAAAGACATCAAAGCATCTGCTCCCCGGAAGTCCGGGAAATATAAGCGGGGTTGGAGGATGAAGGTTGTCTTTGAAAATATAGAGGATATCCGGATTAAGGTTTACAACTCCGCAAAACCTCAACTGGCCCACCTGTTGGAGTTTGGACATGACATTGTGAAAAGAGGAAGAAAAGTAGGATATGTGGATGAAAGAACCCATATCTATCCTGCAGAACAGAAAGCGGCGAAAGCTCTTGAGAAAAAGGCGAAAGTGGCGGTGAAACGATAAATGACATTGGAAGAATTGAAGAAAGTTCTGGAAAAAACAGGGCTTCCGGTTGTATACGGGGCCTTTCCTGAGGCGGATGCTCAGCCGTTGCCGGTTATTTGCTATCAGGAAACAGACAGCAATAATTTCTATGCGGATGGTGTAGTTTATTATTCACAGAACAGTATACAGGTGGAGCTTTATTTGAAATACAGGAGCTTTCTCGTAGAACGTAAAGTGGAAAAGGCTTTAAAGGAATTTGCCTGGGAGAAATCAGTAGATTACCTTTCAAGTGAAAGGTGTTTTCAAATCATATATGAAATAGAGGTGCATGATGGCGAAGAAAGAGAATAGAGTACAGTTTAACTTGAAAAATGTGGCTTATGCGGTGTTGACACAGACGGATGGCACGGCATCCTGGGAGACCCCGGTAAAGGTTCCCGGAGCCGTTACCCTTACCCTGGATGCGGAGGGTGATGTCACGCCTTTTTATGCGGATGGAATCGCATATTATCAGGCGATTGCTAATGGTGGCTATTCCGGGAGTTTGGAGATGGCCAGATATCCGGATAAGATGATGCAGGATATCTGGGGATTCGTTTTAGATGATGCGGATAAGGTGATGGTGGAAAATGCAAATGCGGAACCAAAACCATTCGCTTTATTGTATCAGATTGACGGAGACGCAGATAACCAGTTGTATTGTCTCTATAACTGCTCCGGAACCAGACCGGGAATTGGAAGTACAACCAATACCAATACAAAGGAACCCCAGACGCAGACCAGTAATATTTCCGCATCAGCACTTGAAAATGGAAATGTACTTGTGAGAACTACGGCACAGACACCGGACAGCGTGCGTCAGGCGTGGTATACGGCGGTGTATGTACCAAAGGATACGATATCCGGGGAGGTTGGCAATGAAGAAAGTAATTGAGGTTGATGGCAGAGAAGTGGGGTTTAAGGCTACGGCCTTAACCCTGCGTCTTTACCGTCATTTTTTTGGCCGGGATATGATTAGTGATATGGTCAAACTAAAGAAAGCATATATGAAAGCCACGGAATTGCCAGAAGATGCTGCGGAGGAAGAAAAACAGGAAGCTCAGCTTTCAGCCTTGGATTTAGAGATTTTTGAAAATGCGGCCTGGGTCATGGCATGGCAATACGATAAAGAGGCAGCAGGAGAAGATCCCGACACATGGCTGGATGGCTTTAATACCTTTAGCATTTATGAAACCTTTCCGGCAATTCTTGAACTGTGGGCGTTAAATCAGGGAACAACAGCAATACCTAAAAAAAAATGAGACCTACCGTGCGTGAGAGTACAGGGGCTTTGTTTATGTTGAGGTGTGCGGAGCTTGGGCTTTCGGACGAGGCTTTAGACAGCATGACCATGGGAATGGTTTATGACATGTTGATTGAGAAAGGGAATGACAATGAGGAGTATCCCTACAAGGCAACTCAGGATGATATTTATGCATTTTTCGGAAAGGGGTGAGTAGATGGCCGGTAAGTCAGGTGGAACGAAAATAAGAGGAATCACAATTGAATTGGGTGGTGATACCTCGGGTTTGAGCAAAGCATTGTCGGATGTAAATGGACAGATTAGGAGTACGCAATCACAACTCAAAGATGTAGAGCGATTACTTAAACTTGATCCGAAAAATACGGAATTGCTCAGGCAAAAACAGGAATTGCTTACAAAATCTATCGGGGAAACAAAAGAAAAACTTGATGCTTTGCAAAAAACAGAGAAGCATGTACAGCAGCAATTCAAGGAGGGAAAAGTCTCCGAAGAGCAGTACAATGCACTTAAGCGTGAGATTGTTTCCACGGAAATAAGTCTCGATAAATTAAAAGGTGAAGCCAAAAAGACAGAGGATGCAATCAATGGCATAGATGAGAAACCGGTCGAGGATGTAGCAAAGGCAGCAAAAGAAGCGGAGGATTCCCTGGAGGGGGCAGGGAAAGAAGCATCTAACTTTAAGGATCTTTTAAAAGCCGAGGCAGTTGTCGAGGGTGCGAAAAGCATTATTGGATCCTTAAAGGATGTGGCGGAAGAAACCAAAGAGTATCAGAAGATTATGGGATCGCTGGAGGTATCCAGTGAGAGAGCCGGATACAGTGCGGAGGAGACAGGGGAAATCTTCAAAGAACTGTATGGTGTCCTGGGGGATGATCAGACGGCAGCCACAACAACGGCCAATCTGCAGGCCCTGGGTTTGTCACAAGAGCGATTAAAGGAGGTGACCAACGCTGCTATCGGTGCCTGGGCTACATATGGCGATAGCATCCCGATTGACGGATTGGCGGAATCCATCAATGAAACCATCAAAGCAGGCACGGTTACTGGAACATTTGCAGATGTCTTAAATTGGGCGGCATTGGAAAATGAGACCTTTGGGGTAAGTCTGAAAGAAAACACAAAGGCAAATGAAGAGTGGAATAAGGCCGTAAGCGAGGCGGAAACGGCGGAGGATTATTTTAACCTGGCCCTCCAAAACGCATCTACAGAGGCAGAAAGAGCTAACCTTGTCATGCAGATGTTGGCGGATCAGGGCTTGACAGAAGCCGGAGAGGCGTGGAAAGAGAATAATAAAAGTCTGGTGGAGAATAACCAGGCCAATGCGGAGCTGCAAGAACAGATGGCAGAACTTGGTGAGAAGATTATGCCGATTATTACCTCCGTTATTGAAAAAGTAGCGGAGCTATTGGAGTGGTTTAATGGACTGGATGAAGATACCCAGAATATAATTTTGCTTACTATAGCCTTAGTTGCGGCACTGGGTCCATTGACAGGGGCTCTCGGAGGGGTGTCGGATGCCATATCGTTTCTAATAGCAAATCCGATTGTTGCCTTGATAGCGGCCATTATTGCTTTGGTTGCCTTGATAGCAGTGAAAGGTGATGAAATTCAAGGAATACTCCAAAAAGTGGATGACTTCATGCAGAACATCTTTGCAAAGGACTGGACACAAGTTTTTGGACCAGTTTTGGGCGAACCATTAAACGCTTTTTTTGCCAACTTGAAAAATATATGGGATTCGGCAAAGTTGATGCTAAATGGAATTATTGATTTTATTCGTGGAGTATTTACAGGCGATTGGGAAAGAGCGTGGAACGGGGTGAAAGAAATATTTGGAGGTATGTTCCAGATGTTGATTTCATTAGCCAAAGCACCCTTGAACAGTGTTATTTTATTGATTAATGGAATGATAAATGGAATTAACTGGGTAATCCGAAAAGTAAATGGTTTGTCATTTACGAACCCATTTACAGGCAAGAACGTGGGATTTCATTTTGGAGAGATAGGAAAAGTCCCCTATCTGGCCAAAGGCGGCGTTCTCTCCCAAGGCTCTGCGGTTGTAGGTGAGGCCGGTCCGGAACTGCTAACCATGATGGGAAATCGAGCCATTGTGCAGCCCCTTACCAATCAGACCACCAATACAGGTTACTTGGGC